GTAGTCTTATTTTTTGATCATTTTTCCTATTTCAGGGAAATAAATATAATTTAATTTACTATTATCAAATAATTCTTTTAAGTCCAACATAGTTTCTACTAAGACTTCTCCTGGTAAATTAAGACTGGTGTTAATTAATATAGGAGTATTGGTTACTTTATAGAATGCTTTAATTAAATTATAGTAATGCAAATTATTTTTTCTGCTTACAGTCTGTATTCTAGAGTCATTGTTCTTAGACAGACCTGTTTGTAAGATACCCTGTTTTTTTATTTTAAATACATACATCATATAAGGTGATTCTTCAATTGGCATTTCAAACCATTCTTTAGCTTTTTCTTTTAAAACAGAACAAGCAAATGGTCTAAACCATTCTCTCTTTTTAATTGCGTTTATTTTATCATGAGCTTTTTTATGTATAGGACTCATTAACAAAGATCGATTTCCTAGTCCTCTTTGACCTTGTTCACTTCTAGACTGAAAGATTGCAACTGGTTCTTCTAGTAAAACTTCAGCAACTTCATCAGGGGTTACATTATAAATCTTATGTTTTAAAAAAATATCTAGATTTAAATCTTGAGGTATGCCAAGATATATTTCTTTGTTTTTTATTTTACCTCCAAGAAACATATTAGCTGCACCTATACTTATTCCAAAATCACCATTAAAAGGATCACAGAAAAGATTATTAAATCTGTTTAATAATTTAGAGTTGTACAAAACATTTTGTGCACATCCTCCAGTAAAGTGTAAACTCTTTTTAAGATCCCATTGATTTATAAGTCTGGTCATATCCTCTTCAAAATTTTTCTGTATCTTAGCTGGTCTTTCATCATATAAACTCCACGCCATAGTTTTTCCACAGTCTAAAGGATGATCAAAATGTTTAGTAGTAAACTCTTCGTATCGATAACCAATTTGATTAGATTCGGTTGATATATGTTCTAGCTTCTTATTAAAAAAATATAGACTTTCATTTTCAATACCGTCTCCATATTTTGCTCCAGCTCCATCACAAATTAAAATATTCTTAATTTTTTTATCCCAAGTCAAAGCACAATAAGCATGCAATAAATGATGATAGTAATGTTGATAATATATAATCTCTATGTCTTTACATTTACTCTCTTCTTTTAAAACATTAGTCCATACATCTATTGAAGATGCTATGTCTAAACAGGTAATAATAATCTTATCTATAGGTAAACTTTCTATAATTTTTATAATAGACTTTACAGGGAAGGTAGCGTGTTTAAATTTATTGTATCTATCTAACTGTGTATGAAAGATAATTTTATTATTTTTTACGTATGTAACACACCCATCGTGTGATGTGTGAATAGCTAAGATATTCATTTATCTAGCCTTCTACATTCTGTTAATGGATAACGTAATGCTTTATCATTAAAAATTATTTTTTCAATAAATGTTACTAACGTAAGTCTATCGTCTTTAACATTCTTATCTAAAAAATTCTCAGCTGAATGATGATGATGTGAATCAAATAATACTAATCTATTAAATATAGAATCAACTTTTATTATTGATTCAAAGTTATCATTATGTTTAGTTAATATGTCTTTTTCATTTTTATTATAAGATTCTTCTTTATTAAACTTACGCTTTTGTACCATAGTGTTATCAGTGTCAAAAAAATTTTTATTTTTCCACAAAGATGTTCCACAGTTTTTATGATCACTTAAATATATAATACCTGTTATTTCAGATCCTACATCTTTATGAATCCAACCTGGATTCATATGTCTTTTAGCAGATATTTTTTGAAAACAACTAGATGCGCTGTAATTAATTTTTCTAAAATCATTAGGATATAAAACGCTTAAAATTTTTAAATGAACATGATTAAAAAAATCATAATCTATTTCATGTAAAGCTTTAGTTCTTTCACCTGGCCATCTACCACCAGGGTCTTTTTTATATTCTAATTTATTAGAAAAATCTTTAACCCTTTGTGGATCATCAAAAAAGTCATCAACAATTACTGTAGGATAAATCATAGTAAGTTATAATTAATAATACACCTGTTGTTGTTTACTGGTTGTTCTGCAGTATGCCAATGCTTACCGTTAAAAACAACCACTCTACCTTGCTTAGGTTTAATCTTTTTTAATATCTTTAATGACTTTTTATCTTCATATATTATTGTGTGAGCTTCGTTATCTAGGACATAATACAAAACAACTATGTGTTCAAAGTCTAGATCAATATGTGGTGTATCTACAATATGTCTATCTTTAAGATTCAAAGGTAATTGAAAAAACGATCTACCCTGTAATATTTCTGTAGCTTTAACTTTTGCTTTTTTTAACGCGTTGTTAATCATAGGTAAAAGGTGTTCATGAAAACTACTGTTTACTTTTCTATCTATAACAAAATAATGTTTAAACGCTGGTCTAGATTGTTTTTTGTTGTTAGTATATGTAACGTCTTCTGCAAAAAACCAAGGGAAGTTAATATCTAAAAGAGTATTCTTAATTATAGTTTGTTGTTTTTTATCAACAATATTATCAAACACATGTATCTTTTTTAGCATTATATTTCTTTCGGTAAAATTATATTCCAATCTAACTTAGATATCAACTCTGTTAAATGTATATCTTTTAATTTATTTTGTTTTATATAATCGTGTAGTTCTTCTACATCTACAATAATATATTGATCCTTAAAATTAAATACTATTTTATCAGCTTTGGTTTTAAAACTTCCTATCTTACGATTATTTTTTATAGGTCGTAAATCAAACTTTAATCTTTGATTTAATCTGTTCTTTAATATTCCTTCTACATCCCATAATTCTTTTTTCTTTTGAATAGGAGTTGCTTTTTTTATATCCTCTAAAAATTCTAACATTATTTAAAACAAGGACCTTGCATCCAAAACGTTAATGTCTTTCTTGTACCTTTTATTACTCTATCTACTTTATGAGGCATAAACGATTTAAATATTAAAATATCTCCTGGTTCGTTAAAATTTATTTCATCACATCCAAATATTTTTATTTCACCACCTTTATATTTTTTATCAGATAAATTAAGTAATACAGTTAGTTTAATATCTTTAGCGTGATCTGAATTTGCATCTGTATGCCAATCATACCCAACAGAGTCATTAGGTAAATACTCATGTAAATGAAATCCTTGACAGTCTAAAGTATCGTATAGGTCATAACCAAAATGTGCATTGTTAGTTTCATGGACCTTATCCATTAATCTTTTTAATTCATTTTTGACATATCCGTAATCAGTTATTTTATATTTAACAGATGTTTTTACATTACCTGACTTATAGGTATAAGCAGAGTTAGAATATTTAGAAAGAACGTTATAAATATTTCCTATATCTTTTAAACAAAAGAATTTTTTTATAAGAAAGAAATCATATTTCATTATCTTTTAAACCAAGAGGGAAGACCTAAATGTAGGCGTTTGTCGAACATATTATTTTTAGCGCCAGGTGTTTTACTATTATTGTAGTGTAAAAACACTTGCACACATTCTTTACCTTTAAATTTTTCTCTCCAATGTTCTAAGTCACAACCTCGATACACTAACATATCCCCTGGGTTAAGATCTACCTTAACGCCTTTCTTTCCTTCTATACCCGATGGCTCTAAGTAAATAGGCCAAGGATCACCACCTAAATTCATAGTGGTAGATATTTCACAACTAAATCTATCTTTATGTCTTTTAAGTTCATCACCTTTTTTATATATTCTTGCGTACGTATAAGCAGGGTATAGTTTTAAACCTGTAGTTTTTTCCATTATCGGTTGGCATTTTAACATCAAAGTTTCCATAGCAATGTCTGCATAATGAGCATATGTATCGGGTATCTGTGCCAGAGGCCCTGTTTCATACTCACCTAAAAAAGTTTCATAGGGAGAGATATATCTTTTTTCAATACAAGTATCGTAAACTTGTTTCTTCATTAAAAAATAATTAAAAAGAAATGTACACAAATCTTTATCAATAGTTTTTTTAATTATTGCGTATTTATTTTTTTTAAACATCTTTCACTATTTCGTTTGGCACTGCTTGTATATTCCAATGTATAAATCTAAATGGTTCTCTACCATGATCAACAAGAAACTCATGTTCTAAATATCCTGGAAAGATAACTAAAGAACCTGGCTTAGGTCTAAAATTAATTAATTCATTTCCAAGATGTATTTTATCACCTGTTTTCATTTTTAATTTAGTAGCTCTTGCAGCAGGTCTTGGATCATGAAAAACAGGATAAGAAGTATTATCACTGCATTTTAAAAAGTAAAAACCTGATACATGTTGATTCCAATGTATATGTGCATTGTGATGACCAGCTCCTTTTTTAGCAAACTCTTGTACCCACATTTCAGTAAATATAGTTGTATATAGAGACATATCAAAACCTTGTGTGTCTAAAAAATCCCAAGACTTTTGCCCTGCATAATTTCTTAAATCCATAAAATCATTATCTTTTGTAAGAGGTGTTGAATGATAACTTGTACCAAAATCACCAAATTTTTTAATGTATTCTTTGTCTCTTTTTCTAGCTTCTTTAATATATTTATCAGACGCTTTATTTAAAGACTTAACAAACTCTGGTTTATATTCCGCCCAGATAGGCGTATTAAAATGAAGTGCTCTTTCCATATTATTTAAATGGATATCCAAGGTTCCACATTACCAATGAATATCTTACTCCTTTCGTTACTGGTTTAACTCTATGCCATACAAATGAAGGAAATACAATAATAGATCCTTTAGGCAATATTTCTTTTGCTTTTTTTAAATGTTTACTTTCTTCTCTAAGGTGAGGATCGTAGTTTCTAAAGTCAAATTCTAACTCTCCTCCTTCATATTCTGAACCATCTGTTAATTGTAGAGTCATAGATAATTTTCTAATTTTACCATGATCTGATGTATTTGGTCTATTGTAAGGTTTTTTCCAGCCATCATTATGCCAATCATAATATTGATTTAACTTATATTTTGTAAATTGACAAACCTCCGATCTATCCCACTCAAAATTCCAATCAGCATTTTTATTTGCTTGATGTATGTAAGGATGTAATTCTTTATAGATCCAAGGTTCATCTAACCACACTAAATCAGAGTTTCTTTTTCTTTTCATATTTTTAATATCTGTTTTAGATAATTTTTTATTATCATAACCACCTATAGTTGCGAGAGATTCTTTTTTAGACAAAGCATATTTTATTATATCATCACACACTTTTGGTGGAACAGCTGCAGTAAAATACCAATAATAATTATTTAAATTCATAAAACAATTTCAAACCATCCTGTTGCAATATATTTTTCTTCTGTTGGAGAAACAATTCCTCTATGAGGATGTGTAAACTCTGCAGGCCATATTAAAAGATCGCCTTTTATCGCAGAGAAAGTTTTTTGTTGATAAGGAAACTCAGTGCCTCCTTTATCTTTTACAGTATTTAAATAAAGCATATAAACTAATTGTCTGCTACGATAATGAAAACTTCTTTCATAGTGTAAATTAAAATAACCTGTATTAGCAGAATAATGTTGAATATGATTTGACATGGTTGTTTTTACTTTATTTTGCATATCGTATTTAAGAACATATTCATTAACGTGTTTACTTAACGTTTTAAAAAAGTTTATTATTCTTTTGTCAGTAGATGGATTAAAGAAATAAGCTTCTGTTGTGTTATCAATATGTGGCTTTGGACCTTTGTATTCTTTATTAGCTTTATAATATTTTAATAAATCGTTACAAATACTTTTATCTACTTTATATTTCTCAATAAAATCAAATGTACTCATAGGTTATTGTCTGTATAAAATTCAAAGATTCTTTCTGTTTATTTATAATACTATACGTATTAGTAGATGGAAACATCACAAAATTATTATCAGGTAAACCTATTGTCCAATCTCTACCTTTACGTCTATTATCATCATAATTTATTTTAATATCACAATCAATAGTATTGATTCCATATAACAAGGTAAAATCTGCTGAGTTTTTTAAATCTACAGGATCTACATTTAACATAGAGTCTGTTTTTTCATTTGGAAGAAAAATGTTTGTCCAACTATCTTTATTAACTAATGCTATATTATAATTTAAGTTTATAAATTCAATGATGTAAGCGTTTAACTTATCAAAGTCTTTTGATCCTACGTGCTGTTGTTCACGATAAAGTGCTTTAAAAAAATTATTAGTAAGATTTAAAGGATTGATTTCAAATCCTTTTGGCATTTTTATTTCGCCATAATATAGAGATTGTTCCGATAATACTTTCTTCTGCATAACAGAAGACTGTTATATTCTAGGCTTCTGAATTTGTCAAATCCCAGGACTGGTTTTCTTCATTCCAAACATAACCCCACCAATGAGAAAGCACTGCGTTTTGATCTTTTTGTTCTTGAGTTAATTCTGGTGCATCACCAATTGGTGATACCCATTCACCTTTTTCTACACTTTTTACCCAAGATGGATAAGGTTTTTCAGATGTCCAAAAAATTTGATCTGCAGGATCCCAATCATAACCAATGCCTGGATAGTTTGCTCTAAAAGGAGTTCCACCCTTAATATGTACTCCACGATGTGTATTGTAAGAACATTGAATCCATAAATGTGCGGGCCAGTTATTATGTTTTTCTAAAAAAGCTTGTCCTACTGCTTCAGATTCAATTCCGTTTTCATCAAGACAATCTTTGTCACCTACAACTACTACTGTAAGAACTTTATTCTCTTCTGATATTTTTGCAAAATGTGCCATTACGCTGATTTATACCTTATGATTACAATTCCAGATCCACCGGTTGTACTTCGGCCTCCGCCTCCGCCACCTGTATTAGCTTTACCAGCAAAAGCAGGTGAGTCTCCACTCATTGGAGTGCTTCCGCCTCCGCCACCAAATCCGCCGTAGCCGGAAGGGTTACCGCAACTTTCTCCGCCGCCAGCAAACCATCTTCCTGGTGCAGGTCCTGGTGTTCCAACACACGTACTTGGATTAATTCCTGTAGGTACTCCGTCACCACCGTTAGCAGATCTAAAAGAAGGTCCTGGTTGAGTACCTCCTGTTTCAGAAGCTCCTCCTCCGCCACCTTTTGTAGCGTTAGGTCCTGATGCAGGGCCACCGTTTTGACCTTGTGGAGGTGCAACTGGTGGTTCATTTCCATTACCACCACCTGTTAATCCTTCTCCTCCGCCGCCTCCGCCGGATCCACCGGGCATTCCAGCAGTACTTGGAGGAGGTCCTCCTCCACCGCCACCACCGCCGCCGGTTGATGTAACGTTTGAAAAAATTGTATTTCCGCCTCTTTGACCTTGTCTAGTTGGAGCTGAATAACCTACTCCACCAGCACCTATAGTTACAGGGATTGCACCTGTGCATCCTATTGTAATAGAAGTTCCACCTGGATTACCATCTAATGGACTAGCTGTGTAAGTATCTACAGGTGATTTATATTCTCTAAATCCTCCCGCTCCGGCTCCGCCTCCACGGCCATCTCCTCCGCCGCCCCCGCCGGCAACTACCATGTAAGAAATTACATTGTCTGCTGCACAACAAGCTAACTTAGAAACACAAAGAGATCCTGAAGAAGTAAAAGTATGGATAGTATAATTACCGTCAGTAGATTTTGTACCTCCACACGCTTCTATAAAAGGTGAAGAGCCTCCTTGACGTTGACCAAATCCTCTAGCTGCTCCTGCTCCAAATGTTCCTATAAGTGGCATAATCTTTCTCCTCCTAAATTATTACGCAAACTGTGTTTGAGACGCTAATACTGTGAACGTCGCTGAACCTGTTTTTATAATAGTATATGTATAAACATCTAATGAACTAGCATTACCAGCAGATGGCGCAGCTCCGCCTTGCCATTCTGGAGTTACACTTGATCCATCGATTTGAAAAGCTGAATTGTAATAAGGTGTTGAACCATTTTTTACGATGTGAGCTATAGTTACTGACTCACCTGAATCCATAATAGAATCTAAAGATGTTGAACCGTTTCCTCTAACATTCAATGTCCAGTTAGCGGCTGCATCTGATGTAAAGTTCCAAACTGCTTGAGTAAGTACATCGTAAGCAATTGTTCCTGTAGCAGCTGTTGCTTCAGTTGTAACTTTTTCTGCAACACTTTGAATTTTACCTTGACCATTGAAAGTCGCTCTACCGATTCCTTTTGGTGTAATGTTTAAATCAATGTTTGCATCATCTCCAGTTGCAGATAAATTTGGTGCATTACCCGTCGCTGCGTTAGCTACTGTAAATTCGTTTATCGCAGAACCTGTTGTAGAAAATTTAATTTGTTCTTTTGAGTTTTCGTCTAGGATAGCTTTTGTATTATCAATGATAATATTTTGTGCATTAGTATCTAGGTCTGCTGAAAGTTGTGGTGAGAAGTCTGATGATAAATCAGTAAATGCTGTATCAACAACATTAGTACCATCAGAATAAACCATTTTAGTTCCTTTGTCTGCCGCTGCCCAAGTGACACCCGTACCAGACGAAGTTTTAACAGTTACTGTATAAGCACCTGTTGTAGCATTATCAATAACATAAGTTTTTTCAACTGAATCTGGAACAACTACGTTAACTGCTCCTCCAATTGTTCCAACTAATTTTAATACTTGGTTTTTACCATTTGATAAAGCACCATTAGAAAATGTTAAAGTTGCACCTGTAGTAATAGCAACTGATTGGAAT